AGAAAGGAAAATTAAAAATCCACCTACCCTCAATACATCAAGAGAGGGAGTAGTTATTTATCTGTAATTGTTTTAATGCAAGCTCTAACTTGTTGATGTTATGTAAGACATTATTCATCTTATGCTCTCTATCAGTTGCAGAGAGAGGCAGTACTGCATCCTGTATAGATTTAACCATAAGATCTAACTCTTTGTCTGTAGCATCAGCAAGACTATCAACAATCCTAGACCAAGCTAATGGTTTAGGTATGTCAGCTCGCACCAAATCAGAGTTACTAATACTCTCTTTGATGCTGTTATCCTCAATACTAAGTGACTCACTTACATCTGCCATGGTTTGGGGAGGAAGAGCAGATGTATTAAATACTGTGAAGTCATCTTGTGTAGTATCAAGGTCAACCTTTAGTGCCTTGGTAAAAGGTTTTGTATCAAACTCTTTTTCATCAAGACTAAATTCTTGTTCATTATGTTTAATTATTTTCTTTGCATCTTTAGATTTACGCAATCTTTTTAATGCTTCGGAGATAGATTTTACTTCTTCTGTTTCTATCCATTGCTCTACTATAGGTTTTGCCATCGCAATCTTTCTATAGTTATGAGCCATCTGTCTACTAAATGGTAACTCATCTGCCACCCACTTGCCCCATTTAATATTATTTTGGCTGCAATAATCTTGTGCATCAATAAGTCTATCACCTAGTATCAAAGCTAGTCTTAATGTTTTGCTAACTAAGTTTTTCATTAAGGCATCGCCATCTGTAATTTTATTTTTTAAATCATCTAAATAAGTGTCGTTCATATTAAACTCCTAATGGTGTTGTGCATATACTATATGAAATTCTTCAGCTTGTTCAAGTAAATGTTTTCTTTTTTCTTCTTCAGTAATATTATAATTTCTAAATACCTCATCTTCACTAGCTGTTATGCCTAAAAAATCTAACAGCTCTTGATTAGTATATAACGATAAAGGTTTTTCTATATTAATCATTGAATAAACTCCCATATTAATCTCTAAAGCATGCAATATCAGAATCAGCTACACAAGCAAATCTATAGTGCGTACCGTTTATTTTATTTTTAACTATATTAATCCATCGCATATTGGTATCTCCTTCTTCTACATTTTCTTTACCAATAAGTATAATGAGATCTGCCTCACCTGCTTTACCAGTCTTTGATCCAGCTAACATACCATAATCTAAATTAGTTTTGCCCTCTGCATGAGCAGACAATTGATTAAAACCCATGAAGACACACCCGTATCTCTTTGCTATTGATCTTGCTTGTCCATATAATTCAGTTAATCTTATATCTTCTCTAGCAAATGAACCAGACAAAGGTACTTTATCAAGTATATCAACACATACAACATCTGGTTTTTCAGTTTCTATTTTCATTTCAATTTCACCAAGTGTCATTTGGTCTCCATCAAGTATAAGTAGATTGTCTTTTATTTTTGCCCATCTAGTTTTTAATTCTTCTGGATATTTAGATAGGTTTCTTGTAGATATTTGAGTGGCAGCAGACATCATTCTGTATGTATGTCTTTTTGCAAGTTCTTCGTTAGTGATACACAATACTTTAGCACCTTGATCTAAAAAACCACCTGCACCGGCAACAGAGTAATGCCAGAACATAGACTTACCTACAT